ATTCTTTTTATAGTAAGGATTTAAAAATCACATACGTCCATCAACTTCAAAACATATACTTCGCATTAACTGGGGAAGAACTTCAAATAAATTTATGAAACTGGATGCCACTAATATCCAAATCATTGAATACCTTGTAGAAGGACTAACAGCTAAAGAGATCGCAAAAAAAGTTTATCTCTCTGACCGTACGGTAGAAGCTAGAATCCAGAAAATGAGAAAGAAAGCATCATGCAAAACTTACGGCCAATTAATAGTTTGGTTTCAAAATAATTTTAAATTGGAGCAATGAAAATAATATTGGTAATTTCTGCAATCATTGTAGCTATATTCTGCTTAGTTGCTTTTTTCACATTAATTATTATAACTAAGATTATTATTAATCATCTACGTAAAAAGAGGTACAAATACTAACGACCTCAGCCAATAATAAAAAGTAATTTCACTGTCCAAAAGGTATTTTGGATTTAGAATCAACTCTTCTTTGTTACTAATTTTTAGCCTCATCGCTTTTCGGTGGGGCTTTATAATTTTATGGAAGAACAATCGACAGAATTAGACATAAGAAAAAAGGCGATGATAGAAGCCTTAGAATCAAGCCTCGGCATTATCACAACAGCTTGCAAGGAGGTTGGTATTAATCGCCAAACTCACTATAACTGGTTAGCTGGTGATCCCATTTACAATCAGGCAGTAGCAGATATTCAGGAAATGGCTTTAGATTTTGCCGAAAGCAAATTGCATTCTCAGATTAGAAATGATGATACAACAGCCATTATCTTTTATCTAAAAACAAAAGCAAAGAAACGCGGATATATTGAAAGAACAGAACTAAGTGGCCCCGATGGCGAGCCGCTAACGATAGTATTTGAAAAGGCTCCATCATTTTTATCTAATCTTGAAACCAAAGGAACAGGAGGACAACAACCGGGTAACGGTCTATTAACTAAAGGCGGTATTGTTCCAAAATGAAGAAGATAAAAGTTCTTTATACTGATGTTTTTGAATGGAATCTTGAAGCCTACTTATCAAAGAAATACAGAGTAATAGCAAACCAGGGCTCAACAAGATCCACAAAGACTTATTCAATCGATCAATTATTAGCTCTTTACATACCGATCAAGGAAGTAAAGTCAATTTCTATAGTCAGCCCCTCTCTTCCACATCTCAAAAGAGGCGCAAGAAGAGACTTCTTGGAAATTCTGGAGAATGCTGGAATTTACTCCGATGATAAGTTCAATAAAACGGATAATATCTATCATTATCCTAACGGTAGTTATGCGGAGTTTTTTGGGGTTGACGAACCTGGCAAAGTTCGCGGGCCGGGTAGGGATATACTGTTCGTAAACGAAGCGAATCTAATCCCATTTGCTATTTACAAGCAACTGGCCCTGCGAACTAAGGAAATAATATTTATCGACTTTAACCCGGTTGACGAATCCAGTTGGGTTTATGATGTTGCCGACGCCGAAGGGAACATAATGATCCATTCGACTTATGCTAACAATCCTTTCCTCAGCAAAGAACAGACCAACGAAATAGAATCTCTTAAAGGCGCTGATGAAAATCTTTGGAATGTATTCGGATTAGGATTAAGAGGTAAAAGTAGTGAGCTTATTTATACTCACTGGAAAACCTGTAAAGAGTTACCAGGAAGGGGTGAAAGATTCTTTGGTCAGGACTTCGGCTATAACGTACCAAGTGCCTTAGTTGACATTGAAATTTATGAGGGAGCGATTTATGTTGATGAGATCATTTACGAGCAGAAGCTAACAACAGGAGACTTAATTGAATTATATAAATCAAACGGAATATTTAAGAATAGGGAAATATTTTGTGATTGCGCTGAGCCCAAAACAATAGAGGAGATAAGGCGAGCCGGATATAATGCCAAAGAAGCAGATAAGGACGTAACAGAGGGGATCAGGAAGGTAAAATCGATGCCCCTTTACGTTACTGAGAGATCAGTAAATATTCTAAAAGAAATCAAAAGTTATAAATGGAAAACCGACATAAATGGAAAACCAGTGAAAGACAAAGACAAAGACGAACCAGTTAAATTCAACGACCATGCGATGGACGCTATTCGTTATGGTGTCTTTACTAAACTATTTAAACCCAAATTTGAAATAGCCGCATGGTGAAACAAAACAAACTGCAACAATGGATAACTAAAGCTCTTGGGCTATCAAATTCCCTGCAAACTAACGTACAGTATGCTATCACTAACGGCAATATCATTTCTTCAGAAGATAACCGGACGACCTACATCACTAAAGGCTATCAGGCAAACGATATAATATTCTCGATAGTGAATCTTATAGCCGAGAAGGTCAGAGTATGTCCCTGGGCCGTGTATAAAATTGTGGATGAGCCGGCACTGAAGAGAAGAAACGCTATCATTCAAAGGAAATTCTGTGTTCCAGGTGATTATGAGAGGTTTGAAGAGCTGACTAAAAAGGCAATGGTTGAATATACGGGAGACGAGGTTTTAAACCGACTTCTTGATTACCCAAACGACTATTGTACTTTTTCAGACCTTGTTGCTGATTCAGGAATCTTCAAACAGGTTGCCGGAGGCCGTATGATCTGGGCTGAACAACTGGGCGCCGGGGCTAATGGTTCTATTCCTCAGTCATTGCATCATTTACCATACGATTTGATAACGATTATAGCCTCACGACCCGGGACAACAGAGGAAGGGAATTATGTACCTACAGAGGCGCTTGGTTATAGGCTTGACCTATTTGGAGCCAGAAATATTCCCAAAGAGGCTGTAATGCACGATAAATACTTTAATCCGAAGTATGACACAATGGGAGGTCAGTTATTTGGACAGTCACCCATGAAAGCGGGACTTAGCCTGATGGATCTTTCCAATGCTTCCAACAAGACAGCAACAGCGCAGTTTCAGAATCAGGGACCAAAGCAGATTGTGTTTATGGATGATTTAAGATTCAGCCCTGAACAGGGTAATGCACAAGCACAAGAAATAAAGAAGATTCTTCAGGGTAAAGAATATAGCGGGCCAGATAATGCCGGCAAGACAGCCACAAGCGGGTATAAAATGGGAGTTGTTCAGGCAGGGCTTTCTCCTGTTGACCTGGGAATCGTTCAGCTCCAGGAATGGCAGCTACGACGGTTCTGCAACCTCTTTGGCTGTGTGCCATCACAGATACTTAATGACCCTGAGAATAAGACTTACAATAATACGCAAGAGGGTGAGAGGGCGCTCACAACGCGGGGAGCCTTGCCCCTTATTAACACTTTCAGGGACTACTTCAACATGACCCTTTATAATTACTGGGGTTATAAGGGGAAAAATATTTATGTCGATGCTGATTTGACTGTTTACTCAGAGCTTCAGGATAACATGAAGGATAAATGGTCATGGGTTAGGGAACTTCCTGTTTCGTGGAAGAAAAAACTTGAGCTGATGAATCTTGAATACGACGAGGGTGATCCTGGGCTTGAAGAGGTAATGATACCGACAGGATTTCAAAGTATTGACCAGATGAATGTGGTAGATGAGATTTTAAATTCAAATGGATTACAGCCCGGACAAGCGCAGCGTAACGGGCAAGCAAATGGTAAAGAATTAGTTTTTAATTGAACCGTACACTACACATACAACAGACAGCCTTACTGCAAAGGAAATATGAATCAAAGTATTTCCCTAAAGTCAAGGCTGTGATTAAGTCGGAGATTGACCGTGTTAAGTCTGCAGTGCAGGCACACGGTATTCATGCGGGCATGAACTACCTACACGGTCAATTTCACTCAAAGGGGCTTCCGGGAGTCATTGAAGGCTTATACAAGGATGTGGGGCTGAAGTTCGCTCAGAGGCAATGGTCAATGTTGCAAAGTGAATTAAGATCAGCTCCAAAATCGGTTGAAGTTGTAATGCAGTTAAAAGGTTTTGGTTTTAATCCTACATGGACAGCATTTATTAAAGACTTCCTGCAAAGATTCTTGCTTGATAAGATAACTTTTGACGTAGCCACAACAACAAGAGACATGCTGATAAATATTCTTCAGGATGCGATAGATAGGGGGCTCGGAGTTGACCAGATAGTAAAAGAGCTTGATGATTTACCGCTCAGTGAAACACAGGCAGCAAGGATAGTTAGAACCGAAATTACACGGGCAGCAAATGTGGGAGCGATGGCGGCGGGTGACACTTTCGCCTATGAACAGAATAAAGAATGGATTTCAGCCCATGACATGAGAGTGAGGGGCTATGATCCTAAAGACCATGCTTCTCATGTATCTCTTGATGGTAACAAAATAGACGTAGAAGATGTGTTTATTGATCCTCGTAATGGTGATCAATTACGCTTCCCTGGTGATCCGCTGGCAAGTGCAGCGAGTACAATTAATTGCCGATGTGCAATTGCTCTAACGGCTAAGAGAAATGCTTCAGGGAGGCTAATTCCAAAGAGACAAACAACGGCAGTAATATTTCCTAACCAAAGACGGACAAGACAAATTGTAACTGTATGACAATAGCAAAAGGATTTTCAACTGGAATAAGCGGACCTGATAATATTGTAACCGTAACAATTCAATCAATATGAAACTATTTCTTGTAAGACTTTTACTTATCGCACTGCTTTGGCTTTTGCTAACCTATGTTATTCATTGGCCAGAAGCATTGATAACAGCATTTGTTGTTGAGTATATCCTTGAACCATTATTAGTAAAATGGCTTTAATAGACCTGTCAGATATTGAAACAAAACTGGATGCTCTGATGAAAAAATCAGGCAGCATTGCAGCCGACCAAACGAGGGCGGCAAATGATTCTTTGGAATGGATGATGGAAATAAAAAAGATGATCCAGGATGCTCCCAAGATAAAGATGATCGAGAAGATAGATAAAATGATTGCTGAGATTTTGAGTAAAGACTATTCGCCGATCCTAAATGTTCAAACAGACAATAAAGAAGTTATTCAGGCAATTCAGTCAGACAATCAGTCAATAATTGTTTTGCTAACGGAAATAAAAGCAGCTCTTTCCAAAAAAGCAACGGGATTTGAGTTTGAAAGGGATTCACAAGGATTCATTAAATCACCAATAAAAATTACTTATGAATGACAATTCACAAATCAAAGATCGCCTTTCGTTAAAAACGGGCAAATCTTTTAAAGATAATCTGAATGCAGATAATGTAGAATCAAATGTTCACATCGTATTAAGGGATGAGTTCGGTAATATCAAAGAAGAAAGGCATGTGCATAATACGGTGACTACTGCGGGTAAAAACGGAGCCGCCGACCAGATTCTTGCTTCTCCTACGCTTGCCAAACCTGGATGGATGGCAATAGGAACGGGATCACCTGCGGCAACTCTTTTAGGCACAGAGATAGACCGAAATGCACTTACGTCTAAGACACGTGGAGGTAATAACATTGTTACGATGGTTGCTGATTGGGCGGCAGGTGATGGAACAGGAGCGATCACTGAGGCCGGGGTCTTTGATGTTGTTACTGCCAATACCGTAAATATGTGGATGAGCGCCTCATTCAGTGTCATCAATAAAGGGGCAAGTGATACTCTTTCTATTTCATGGACATTAACTTTTAGCTAATGGGAAGATATAAGGTATTTAATGGACCGATGCCAACAACAACGCAGTTTACTGGTGTGACTACCGGCACTGCTTTAAAAACATTATCGCAACTAAAATTGGGTGGATCAACCAATCAGCCCGGAGTAGTTGTTGAGTGGGGCATTTCTTTTGATGGTTCGGCGGCTGCAACTCCAATAACAGTAGAATTAATTGACACGGGGACAGTAGGAGCAACGATAACTGAATTTGTTGCAGCAGATATTTACAATATCGGTGATCCCAATGCGGGAGCAGTGACAGATGATTTTCCTTTAGCTTTTACGGCTGCAGGCGATGAGAGTGGTTATACTTCAACGAGTGAAGGGTCGATAACGACTACTAGACTATTGGATTGTCAGTATGTGGCGCCAACAAATCAATGGGTAATTCAAAAACCACTGGGTAGAGAATGGTATTGGAAGGCTGCTAATTTTTTACGGATAAGAGTTAAGGCTGGCGCAGCGGTGAACGCAATTTGTTACATCGAATTTGAGGTTTAACAACTGTAATTATACTAAGGTGAAAGGTTGAAATGAAATATATGTTATATTCAATATCTAAAAAAACATATATGAAACAATTACTTTTTTCAGGATTAGTAATCCTCACTTTAGGATTTACAGGAAAACAAACCGGAATCGTTCTTTCGGGAACAGTAGTTAATAATGTTGCTGTCCTTCATTGGGAGAACACAACTTCGTACACAATTGTAAGTTACACAGTGAGAAGAAAGGTTAATGCCGGGAATTTAAAAAATGCTTATGAAACGGTTGTGGTTTTGGATGGGAGTGTAACGGATTTTTCTGTTCCGATGACTAATGGTAAGAACACTTTTTTAGTTGCTGGATTAACGACACTTGGGTATGGAGTTCCATCGAATGAATTGACATTAAATCATTAAAATGACACCTGTTTTTTGTTGTGGTTTTGAATGTGGAGTAACCGGGGCGCACTGGACATTGAGTGCGGGCGGTGGCTTTGACACTACAACAAAAAGATCAGGAGCGAGAAGTTTCAAATTAACCGGAGGAGTAAGTTCACTTGTTACAAATACTATTGCTTTTTCAAGTGCTATTGCTGTTTTACGGATGTATGTTTACTTTACTGATGCGTCAACGGCTGTGTGTCTTGTAAGATTTAAGAATGGCTCCTCCGGAAAGGGTGGGTTTACCATAGACACAGGCCCAGTAATAAAGGCTGTATGCGGTCCTAATGCCAGTTCAACAGGCATTCCAATAGTATCTAATCGATGGTATTGTATAGACGTTAAACTTGATATAAGCAATAATCCGTGGACTTGTGATGTAAAGGTGGATGGAGTGTCCGCTACTCAGGCAACAAATGCAGTTGCAGCAAGCACCTACACAAGTATGTTACTGGCAGATAGCCTTGATTCGGTTAGCGATATTTATTTTGATGATATTATTCTTTCCCAGACAACGGGCGATTATCCGATAGGACCCGGTTATGTCAATCATTTTGTTCCAACTTCTGACGGCACTCATAATGTTGCCGGAGCAAACGACTTTGAGAGGTCTGCTACCGGAACGGATATTACTAATGCGACAACGACGGCTTTTCAATTGATTGATGATCTACCATTAGAGACCGGCGCTCCTACTGATTGGATAAATCTTATAGCCCCTCCAAATTCAACAGATTATGTAGAGGTGATTTTTGGGGCTGCATCGGGGATAAATACGCCTTTAGTCGCTCCAAGAGCTGTAGAAGTAGTAAACGCTTATACATCTTCAGCTACCGGAACAAATAATTTACGATTAGCGGTAAATGACAATGGGACATTAAATGATGCTTTTAATGCAAACGCCGCCTTAACGACCACGAATTGTAAATATACAACTAAGCAATATGCTAGCGGACCGGCGGGAGCGTGGACGGTAGCTGCGGGAGCTGGCAATTTTAATAACCTGAGAATGCGATGTTTTACAAGTGATGCAGCTCCTGATCCTTATTGGGTAAGTGCGATGGTAGAAGCAGAGTTCAAAGAAATTTTATTTATTAAACCATTAAATATAAATCAGTCTGTAAATAGAGCAGCTAACTGGTAAAAAGTCCAATATCCTTTAGAAAAAATGGCTAGACATGGTCGGTCATACATATTTAAACCGTTAATTAGCAAGTTCGTTGCTGGAACACCAGGGCTTACTAAAAACCTTGCTGATACAATCACTTTATCAGACCTAGCCTCAATTACCAATGTCTTTTCAAGATCACTCTCAGACACTATTACATTAACGGATGATATTGTTAAAAGCCTGGGATTAAATAAGTCAGATACCATTACTCTCACAGACGCCAATGGTAAAACGATAACGCTTAGCAAGTCTGATACAATAACACTGACCGATGCGATAATTAAAAACGTAGTTCTTAATGAAGCCGACGCAATAACATTAACTGACGTTTTTTCAAGGATAGTAGCCTTTAGTCGTTCTCTTTCAGATACTATTTCACTTGTCGATGATATTATAAAATCGGTTGGATTAGTTAAGTCTGATTCAGAGACCTTAACCGATGCGAATGTTAATTCAGTAATATTAAATAAGGCTGATTCAATAACTCTCACCGAGGCAATCGTTAATTCAATAGGATTAAATAAGTCTGATTCTGTAACGCTGACGGACGCAATTGTCAAAATAATAGGCCTAAATGAAACTGATTCAATTACACTTGCTGACCTGGCAACAGCAACAATACTTCTTTTAATTAATTTATCTGATTCAATAACATTAACCGATGCTATTGAAAATATTATAGCCTCTACTCAGAGCGATTCTTTAACTCTTAGTGATCTCGCAGCTAAGGGCGTTGGACTGAATGAGGCTGATTCAATCACTACTTCTGATGACATAATAAATCAGATAATCTTAAACAGAAGTGATGCAATTACTCTGACTGATGATTATTTAAAAGTCTTAGGGCTTAATAAATCAGATACAAACGTCCTCTCTGATGCAATATTCAATTCAATAGGCAAAGAGCTTTCAGATAGTCAATCGCTGACTGATTTGATGACATTAAATGGACTACTTGGTCAGGCCGATTCTATTTTACTTCTGGATGGAAATGTAAAAACGATTGTTAAGTATCTATCTGATGTAATCACTCTCATTGATCTGATAAATACTGCCGGTGGAAATAATTATACACTTGATCTTGCAGATACTATTTCACTCAGTGATGTTATTTCCTTCCAGATAATAACTCCAATAACCGGGGGCGGCGGAAGGTCAAGCCAGGGGAAGAGAATACAGGATGCGTTAGAAGAAATCAATCACGAAAAGATATTACAGGAAGACCAATTTTGGTTACAAATATTTGAAAAATTCGTACAATATGAAACAGTATAAAGATTACTCCTCACAGGTAAAAGATGTGGACGAAAAAGGCCGCGTACTTGTGGCAGCTAATGCAATCGGAAACATAGACTCCGATAAAGATATTTCCGAGTCAGGGAGTTTCGATAAAACGCTCAATGAGAATTTCAATAGACTGAAATGGTTCTTGAACCATGATAAAAACCTTCTCTTAGGTGTTCCGCTTGAAGGAAAGCAAAATGGGAAATATTTGGAGATTCTTGGTCAGCTCAATATGAAAAAGCAACTCAGCATAGATACTTACAATGATTATAAGCTTTATGCTGAGTACAATAAAACCCTTGAACATTCTATCGGGGTTGAGGCCGTAAAGACCAAAGACGAAGGTGATATAAGAAGGGTGCAGGAGTGGAAACTTTGGGAATATTCAACCCTCACAAGCTGGGGAGCAAATGAAATGACTCCCATGCTTGGAATCAAGTCAGCAAAGAATATTGCTGATGCGCTTGAATTACTTGACTTAATGCTCCGCAAGGGGAATTACAGTGATAAACGTTTTCAGGAAATCGAATCAACTATAACCAAGTTGAAATCACTTGCCACGGATGAGCCGTCAATAGACACTCACCCTGATAAGCCGAGCAGCGCGGTTGTTCGTGACTGGAGTTCATTAACAACATTCATTAACAACTAATTTTTTTAAAATGGCAGATGAAAAAAAAGGTTTCTCCCCTGAGGAGCAAGCCTTTCTAAAGGAGCAGCTCGGTGAAGTCGAAAAAAAGATGGGAACCAAAGCTGCTGAACAGATCGAAGCTCTGCTGCAAAAAGCGATAGATGCCTACCGAAAGGAAGATCTAAAAGAGCTATCCGATCTTAAACAATGGAAAATTGACAAGGAAAAAGCCGACACAGAAAATCAGAAATGGATCAACGAGCAGATCAAAAAAGGCAAACAAACAATTCACGTCGTTGGTGGTTCAATCGGTAAAGCGATCGCCGAGGCACTTGGAGAAAAGGCAGAAGCACTTAAAAACTATACCTCTAACGGTCGCCGGGCGATTGAGTTCCAAATGAAAACAGTTG